ATCGTATCGAATAAATGTTCCACGTGAATATATTGCATCTAATTTACGAGTGACGTTTTTGCCGTCTTTTTCTTGTACATAAACAACAACTGTATAATCCATATTTACCAACTTTTGTAAGTATTTGTCTAACATATAATTACGAAATCCCATCATCATTATTTGTTGGTCATTTGTTTTATAAGTTGCCTTTTTTTCAACAAGACTTAAACTACAAATATTTGATATATCATATGTTTGTAGATGTTGAACAACGTTTGTCGATATTGTTTTATAAGTATAAATTTCAAAGAAACTACCGACTTCTAATAAAACGCATGTTTTATCGCCATATTTTAATTTATAAGTAGAATCGTATTCAAAATATTCATCGTATATTGACCGGGAAGGTATTGATGACTTTTTTTTCAGTGATTGTTGAGACGAGTTCATCATTTTGAACACATGAATTATGTTATATAATTAAACATATCTTTATATTTTTATGATTGCGTGTAATTTGAAAATTACAAATGTACGGACACGGATGTTGATACAAATATTCGGATGGCGCGAGAGATTATTATTTACATATTGAATATAGTAAATAGTGTCAAATATTTTATATTTATAAAATATTTGTTATAAAGGAATATGATGAAGATGACATTCAAAATGTTATATTGTTGGAAAATATTGCCAATCCAAAGATTTGCATATTAAATACCATGTTGCGTCATTTTGACGCTGTTTTTCAATGTCTTTTAAAGTTGTAATATAAGGTAAATACTGTTTTTGATCCAATAACACACATAATTGATGTAAAATATAACTATAGGAAAGAAGATTTGTTCTATTTGCAGGACAGTATATAGAAAATTTTGGTTGGATTTCAATAAAAAGAACACAAAGAGTTTCAATCAATGTCTCACTCATTACGGGTGGCTTTACTCCAAAAATAGAATTAATATATTGGATATGTTCAAAATATTTATTTAACCCCAATTTTCGCAATATATCACGCATTATTTCATAATTTAATTTTGAAAGATCGGTAATTCGTTCTTTTTTAATTCGTGCGCGAATCAAATCAATAATTTCTGGAGATATTTGGGTTGTTTCTTTTGCTTGAAACTGTGATAAGATTTCTTTAAAATGATTCAAACGAATATATGCAGTATAGGATATTTCATTTGGTGGTTCTTTATTAAATGGTTTTGATCCGTCTACGATATGAGTTACAAATTTACCGCATTTAGTATTATTACATATTAATATTCCTTCTTCTTCTTGATGTATAAATTCTCCACTATTACAATAATGACAAGTGTCCATAGCTATTGCATAATCTGCAATATTTAGTATTTCACCATTTACATTTTTCCAATAATTTTGATATATATATTTTGATGTACGATATTTGTCATTATTTTCGATATTTTCTTCGTCATTATTGATAGTTTTGATTTTAAAGAAATTATTAAGAATATTAGTATTTTGATCACCGCCCCCTGTAGAAATATTTTTTTTTTGTTCGAAATAATGAAAAATACACTTAGCATTTTCTAAACAGTATTTTTTCTTTTTCATTTTTATTTCTTTAATTTCTCTTCTCTTTAACATTATTTGTTCATAAATATCAATGTATTTATCTATATTAATCACGTTAGGAGGTGGTTGAGATGTAAGAATGACTGTCATTTTTTGTGGTTTTGACTCGGTTGTTTTTTTATCATTGTAATTTACAACACATTTTATAAATGATAATTTGTCGTTATAATTTATAATATTTTCGTCTTGATTTGTAATATCGATTAAACTGATTAAAATTAGCTTTAAATTCTGTATTTCTTTTATTAATATTGGTATTTTTTCCGTTTCATTTTTTTCAAATTTTTTCATAATTTCATTGTGTTTTTCATTGATAGTATTCGGTATATTTTTTTTCACATTTTTCTTATCAACCGCCTGTTTATTATTCATAAATATTTATTATTAGTTTGTTAATATCTATAATTTTATACTATTTACAAAGAATGCAAACAAATATTATAAAAAATACGATATAGAATATAAACAAGAAAATAAAAAATCAATGTTATTATTCCTAAAATTATTTGTAACATTGATATTTTTCCTTTAGATGTAAAAATTTTATAAATACCACTTGCTATAAAAAGAATGATAAAAATAAAGATAATCCATGTTAATACAAAAAATAAATCGCAATATTTAACATTTAATGGACCAGTTACAGAGGAAAAAAAAGAATTCATCGGAGGGGGCGCAGTGACAGGTACCTTTTCTTGAAAATGAGACATTTTTACAAAGTATATATATACCTTATATATATTTTATTTTATGTCAACTGGATCAGGAACATCATTTAATCAATCTTATAATACTATAGAAGAAGGTAGTTTGCCTCTTCCGTATCCTTCTAACATAGAAGGTGATATTGGAATTTTTGAAAAAGGGATTGACGCAATTTCTACAAACTATCAACCTAATTTATCTTCTATTAAATTTACACAAGGAGGAAAATGCGTGGAACAAGAACGAAAACGAGGAGGAAAAAAGTGTAAAAATAAAAGCAAATGTAAGGTTGGCAGTAAAAAACAGAAAAGAAACTTAAATATAAAAAACAAAACTGGCCGACATAGCCGAACTCGACCTAAATCCGCCAAATAAAAGAAATAAAATCAACCATATACTCTCTCAACTCTTTTATTTTTATTATAATGTTGAAAGATCTAATAAACATTTTCCATTTCCAATGTCGACCGGAAATTCATCTGAAGAACTTGAATTTGTTAGAAAATTAGGAGTATATAATGTTTTCCATACAGAGGGTTTACTATTAATTTGCAACATTGCATTATTGGTATTTAAATATAAATCGCCTTTTGTTTTTTGTATTTTATAATTGCATTTTTTATAATATTCTTTTCTTTTTGTCCATTGATTTTGAAAAGTAGAATGAGAATCAATTATATCTACAATTATTGGCGAATCGTGTTTTTTACGTAAAATACGCCCTACACATTGAATTATGTCCGTTTTAGGAGAAGCTAGTATTAATGTAGAAAGAGAAGGTATATCAAGCGCTTCACTACTCATCATATAAGTTGATAATACCACTTGTTTTGTATTAGCGGTTTCATCCAAATCAAATTGTTTCATCCCACCTACATAGAACCCGACTGAAATGCCATTTTCTGTTAATTTTTGATAAATATACTCTAGCATTAAACGAATATGACTCAATAATAGAATTTGTGATTTGTTATTTTCATTAATAAGATCCTTAATTATTTTCACTATAAAATCACTTCTTGGTTCATAACCACATATCTTTGAAATCATCGTGGAATAAGCAATTTCCCCACGATGATTTGTTATTACATTACTATATTCGTTATCATTCGTTGAATAATCAATACCACGTACACTCACGAAATCATCTCCTTTACGTTCAATTGAATATATAATATCTCCTATAAACATTTGTATTAAATTTTCCATTTTGTCTTTGCGATTTACAGTTGCCGAAATACCCAACCAAAACAGAGGTTGTATTTGAAACAAACATTTATGGAATTGCGAACTACCAATTCTATGTACTTCATCTACTATACAAAGACCAAATGATTGAAGATCAAATGTTTTTTCTTCATTATACAAAGTTTGCATCATAGCCAAAACTATATCTTTATTTTCAATATCGAAAATTCGTCCTTGAATACGGCCAATACGCGCATCAGGTGTAAATTCACGGATTCTTTCTATCCATTGATTCATGAGAAATTCTTTATGAACTATGATTATTGTTTTTTTTTGAATAATTGATATTATTTTTATAGCACATACTGTTTTTCCGGCACCTGTATATAATGAGAGTATTCCTCCTCCACCAACTATTCCATTTGACGTAGCACAAATGGGATTATTTGTACAATTAATATATGTTTCAACCGCTTTTTCTTGATAATCACGTAATTTTTTAACAAAAGTAATATTAATATTTTCTACATTATTACCAATTTCACTCTTGTTAGGAAATCCATACCGTTTTATACCATAGAACCTAGGTATATAAATCTTTTTACTATTTTCTTTATAAACGGGAATAGGTATAGGTGGTGGTGTTCCAGAAATAGGAGTATCTATAATAGGTATTAAAGATAGTTCATTGTATAATGTATTTAATTCGTGTGATGAAAGAATGGATTTGGGTATTGTATAGCCTTTTTGTCCAAGATAAGAATTTGTAGAAATTATTTTTTTTATTTCATTTGTTAATGTTTCAGAAGGGGGTTTATTGTTATTTTCTTTTTCATTTGTTAATGTTTCAGAAGGGGGTTTATTGTTATTTTCTTCAATTAAATATGGTATAGAGGAATGGTCGTTCTTTTTAGAACTGGTAATTTTGGTATAAGGAAATTTCAATGATTTTAATGTAGTTTTCATTTCTACAATAAACCTGGTTATATTAATAATAATAAATATTTTATATAATTTTATCAATTTTTTATATGAGATATTATTATATTAAACAATACCAACACAAATGAAATATTTTAAGAGTCCCATTGAATATATTTTATTGGTACTTTTTATTTTATATTTAGTTTTACCGATTAATTTGCCTGAACCTTTTGCAAAATTGGTTGAAACCCCTTTAGGAGTTATCGGTTTGTTTATAATTACAATAGCTATTTTTGTGTATATTAATCCTATATTGGGCGTATTATATATCTTAGTTGCGTATGAATTATTAAGAAGATCTACTCATTTTACAAGTAAAACATCGTATATAGAACATACTCCTACCCAAATAGAAAAAGACGAAAAGATGCGAAAAATGAATCCGCCTACAGAAAAAACACTAGAAGAATTGGTCGTTCAAAAAATGGCTCCTATTGGTGAAAGTATCTTTCTAGAAGGTCGTATAGAAAATGAAAAAGGACAAATTATTAGAGGGGCGTTTCAACCAGTAAGCGAAAATATACATAATGCGGAAAGTGTATAAAATAATTAACTGAACTATATAACAATTTACTAGTGTAAGAACTTCTAATTCGCATGTAATATATGTACGATTAATACTATAACAATTATATGATTTCAAATATTTTATAAAATCTAAAATATTTGATAATATTTTTATGAACTCGAAAATGATATCAATACTTTGTCATAATTTGTATTTTTTATGGTAGTTGTTGAAAAAAACATATCACTAATTAGAATAAGCCACGCCAGCCATACCACTCATAACACGCAGAATATTATAGTTAACGGCATAAACACGAACCTTGGCAGTAGCCACACCTGCAACAGTACCTGCAGAAAGAACCAACTGAAGAACAGCATTGTCAATTCTGGAAAAATTACATGATCCACTTGGCTGATGTTCTTCTGGACGAAGAGCAAAACTATAAACATTTATACCAGTATCGGGATTACGTGTATGGTGTTGATAAGGCTGAACAACATCGAAATAAGAACCTTCACGCTCAGAAAATCTATCCTGACCATTAAGTTGAAGCTTTGCTGTAACAACTGGATTTTCACCCCAACAATGCATGTCAAGAGCTGTTTCAGACAGTACGAATGTACCTGCGTCACTAACATATGATCCGGATGGATTATCCATTTGTGCGTTAAAAGGATCATAATTCCAATCATCACTAGTACCCGCCTCCCCATCTAATGCGCCTGGCATTTGAAATAGTCCGGTTGTTGCAATAAACCCATTTGTACCTTTTGTTTCAGTTGGACCACCAAATGCATGAATAGCATTAGGAAGCGCATCAATTGCATCAGTATAGTTAAACGGCTGGGCTCCAAGAGTACGGAAAAGAGTTTGACTGGACTCAAGTGAAGAACAGTAATCAACATTCGCGTCAGGCTGAACAACCCATATAAGTTCCTTAACAGGATGGTTAAAGTTCAATTTAATTTTATTGGAAGATGATCCTACACTCTCGTCACCAGTAAATTGTAGTTGTTCAATCAAATATTCATGAGGATTTTGGGCCATTTTACGGCGTTCATCAGTATCAAGGAAAATATAATCTACATAAAGAGATGCAGCAACAAGTGACTGCTGATAGGCAGCAGTCACACTAACCGTACCGGAAGCTTGATTGAGTGAGCCAACCGCCCATAGACATTCACCAATAGGACGGATATCGAGATTAATTTTAACTTCGTGGTATTGTACGTTACCACATACCCCAGTTTTCACTGTATTTATCGTTTTTTATATTTTATTTAATAACAACCGGATTACATATGACACATTGTTTTAAATAAAAATAAAATTCGGGGACTAGACTGTAACTTAAATAATCATCAAGGATAATTACTCCTTTCATACCAATCATCATTCAGTCGTTGAGCCTTCACCATACCCTAATTATAACGGGGTTAGGCGCTTGGTTGCGGATTGTCCATTTCAGATACATTTGTATCATCATACGAGGCATTTTTACCATACTTGAGGTTTATTCTCAACCACCGTAAAGTTTCCATTACGGTTTGGTAGCCTAAAATTGAAACATTGACACATTTTCAACTTTGTTATACGTCTTTAGGAGTTTCCCGCAGTTTGGTGATTTTGCCACCTGCTTTAACAAAAACAAGCGACTAACATCTGCGTTTGATGAAACGTAGTTTCATCCCGAAACGACAACATATTTTCTCTAAAACAGTGTTCGGATGTTTTAGGATGGATGTTTTTCTGCCCTACACATTTCAAGGCAATAAGAGGCAAAGAAAGACCAGGATTCTTAGAAAACCAAAATAGAAGAGGAATATAAAGAGTTGTTTCTGGAAGGGCTTGACGAGGAGCGCATACCTGTGAAACACCACCAGCGGAAGAACAAGGTCCAGAAATTGGTGCAAAAGTAGGATCAGTCATGTATGTAAGAGCAGTTGTATTACCAATCATTTTGTAGTAACCACGCTGTTGCTCTTTTGTAAGAGTTACTTGATTCCAAATATGCATCCAGTCACCATACTGTCTATCAATACGCTGACCTCCGATTTCAACTTCCACCTGGGCAACCAACTGTTCACCAATAAAATCCAACCAACGGGCATAAACACCATCCTTAGCACCATTTGTATTTATTTGACGCTGATTAATTTCAGGAAGAGTTACTTGCAAGTAAGTACGGTAACAAAGATCACCGTTTCTACTTATAGTACAAGTTACACGACGTCCAAAATCAGCCTGACCTTGAAAAGTTTGTTCTATAGATTCCATTGCAAAATTAGTGTGGCGACGGTATGAAACCTTCCAAAAAGTGATTTCAGGAGTACCTGTAAGAAATACATCCTGAGCGCCGTATGCGACGAGTTGCATTAATCCACCTGCCATATTCTTTTAATATAATATATCAAAGAAAATAAATTGATCAAAAAATTTTCTTTAATCAAAGAAAATTCCTAAATATATAAAAATGTAAAATAATTATCTAGTTTAACCCTTATTAAATTAAGTTTATTAGAAGTAAATAATATATTAAATATTATTTAATATATTTGATACCACATATGGTGTCGTTTTAATATATGTAGTTATGGTTTGAATTAATTGATTGAAATAAAGAATGTTTAACTGTTCAGTTTAATGTTTACAGATGAATAAAACATAATTGGTTCCAAATATGTTATATATAAAAGTTATAAAAACGAATAATAGTTAAAAAATTGATATAAAATATAATATAAATATATATTATTTGTATTTTAATATTAAACACACAATATTCATCGAACTCTTTAAAATGGAAAAACAAATAATAAATAAACAACCACAAA